CGACGCAAGCGACTCGGCCACCGAACGCGAAGTAGATTCGGCCTCTGCAATGCGAGCGAGTCGGGCACTTTCAAGGTCAAGCCAGTATTGGTCGCGGGCGGTCTTCGTCCGTTCCTTTTCTGCCGTAAGAATCGCGTTTGTCGTAGAAACGCGGTCATTCAGCATGGATTCCATGCGAAGTTCGCGAGCCTCAGCCTGCTTTAGTATCTCCAGTTGCTTTTGTTTTTCAACGGTTCGCAATCGCTCGCGTTCGGTAACTTCCTCGCGAATCTTCGCCATCTTGTATTCTTCGCGGATTGCATCACCGCCATACGAGGCTGGCAAATTCAATAATTCGGCTTGCCGACCGCTTCCGTACGCGCCCATAGCCTTGCCAATAGTCAATAAAGCACCGCCAGCGTCCGCGAGTGCGGCAGTGACAGCAACGGTTTCCTTGCTGCGAGTTTCGTTGGTGGCGGCATCACCCTTTAGCGTTTTGATGTACTCTGTGATAGCGTTCGCAACCGACGTAATCGCGGGCGAGATTGATACCGTCAGTTCGTTCCACAGCCCATCTATCGACGCCCGCATTCGGTCGAGCGAATCCCCCGCCGCGTCCGCCTTCGCCAGCTCGCCAGCCGTGCGAGCCACGCCAAGCGACTGAGCCTCGCGAATCCCACCCGACACCGCACTGCTACCACCCCGCAGCACGTTCACCATATCGCCGCCCGACTTGCCGAACAACGCGACAGCCAGCCGCGCACGCTCGCCGGAGTCTGCCACCTTGTCAAGTGCGTCGGCAACCCGCAACACAACCTTGTCGGGAGTCATGCCGCCCAGCGACGAAGCCGACAGGCCGAGTGCCGACAAGATATCTTTGTCCGACTTGCTGCCCGCGTTCGCCTCTGCAATCGTGCGAAACAGTTTGGAGAGTGACGACGTAACCGAATCGGCTTGCACGCCCACGAGGGAAGCACTGTACTGCAAGCCTTGAAGAAACTCTGGCATGTTCTGCAAGCCGAGTTTCGCCGCCGCGTCAGCCGCACCGCCCAGTCGTTCCAGCGATTGCGACACCTGCGATATGCCCACGTACACAGCCGTAGAAGCCGCCGCAATCAACGCCGCACCGCTCACCACTCGCGACGCCGACGACGCGAACGAAGAACCGAACGACGCGGTAGCGTTCTTCGCCTTCGTGAGTTCGGATGTGAAGTTCACATCGCGAGCCGTGATGACTGCCGAAATGCGGCCAATGTTGCGGTATGCCATGCACGAGGCTACCCGGTCGTTTTACTTTCGCATGGTTTGGTAGGCACCGCAATCTGCCGCAACGCCCAATACAAGTCCATCGCGCGGTTCTCTCGCGACTTGTTGGCAATATCGGGGAACGGAAAGAGAACATGGTCCTTGGGCTTCGTCTTCGCACCCACGCAAGCGGCCACCGTGTAGCGAAGGCTTGACAGTTCGGCACTGGTCCGCTCGCGACCACCGGGGCCAAACAAGTGCGTGTAGCCTTGCCACAACGCAGCCTCAGCCCACCACGGTAAAGACGCCTCCCCGCAATCACGCAGGTAGGCGTTGACGGTGCAGCCCAGAGAGTCGCACGCTCGCAGAATGCCAATCACGACGCCGGATTGCCTGCCAGTTGCAAGCCTTTTCCCTGCTCGGCTACCTCATTCTTCGCGAGCGATGCAAGTTCTTTCTGGATTGCTTCGAGCGAGTTGACGGGCAATCCAGAGAAGATGCCCCAATCGCCCTTAGCCACCAACTCGCCAGCCGAGTTGCACAGCGAGTAGGACAACGCGAGAAACAAAGTAGTCTGCCCCTTGGCGTAGTCGCTCGCTTGCGTAGCGGTCAAACCGTCAAGCAGCGACACCATCTCCAAGTCTTCCGCCGCCGTGCGAGCGCGAAGGAAGCAGCCAGCCGGGAACACTCCGGCCAAAGCCGGGGGGAGTTCTTTCGGTTTCGGCGTGGCGAGAGAGAGCAAGGCGTCACGAAGTTGCGAAGTGGTAGACAATCAATCGTCCTTTCATTACGTGGGAGCAACCCAAGCCAACGGGCCGTCAACTGCGAACGTCACGGCGATAACGGCGTCTTCCTGCGGCGAACCAGCCGGGGGCGGCTTGATGCTGGCGATGTAACCGCTGAATGTGAACTTGCCTTGTGCGGATGCCGGGCCGAAGATGAGTTCGCACGACTGCGCAACTTGGGCTTGATAGCCGGAGCCTGCGGGCGTGAGCAGCAACATGAGTGCCGCCATCACGGTCGGATCGAAAACGATGCTGGCAGTGATGTTGCCGACGTTCTTCACGCCTGCGGTCTTGCGAACCCAACCATCCCCACCAAACTGAGTGTGTTCGTTGATGGTGACGCCGATTTCTGGCGCGTCCAGTGAAACGACGTTTGCGTAGGTCGTTGCTCCGACCTTGAGCGTTGCAATCACATTGTCATAGGCAAACTGCGGCATGGGCTATCTCCTGAGTGCTTCACCCTACCCGGACGTGTGCGAATTTCTTACGAAGGGGGCAGCCAAATTCCGTTTCGGTTGGCAGAGAACGGAAGTTTGATCTGCCAGCCGCGTTGGTCCGCGCCGGATTGCGTCTCGAAGTTGGGGCCAGTCAATTCCCAACCGCCATCTTCAAGCAGCCAAGGGCTTGTTGAACTGGTCGTGGCCTTGCCTTCGATAACGCGGCGGATGTGCCATTCAAGTTCGCGGGCAATCGCGTACTCGTTTGTGTACCCGCTAATCTCGATAATTTCCTGCACGCCAGCGATGCCTTGCGTCTGCATGTTGTTTGCACCGTGGGCGTAGATGGTTTCTTGCTCGGCGCACACGATGACGATGTAGGGGCGTTGCGTGTCCTGCGGCGCATGGCCGAGATAGATTCGCGTGCTGGTATGGTCGGTCGTTTCTGTGTCTGCAAGCAGCAGCGTGCGTGCTTCGGATTCAAGTAGTGACATGAATCACACTACCCGCGCATCACGACTTTGCTATGCCCTTCTGAGCAATCATCCGGTTTATCTCGTTTTGCACCTCATCCGCAAGAATCTGCATGACGCGGGCCTTCGCAGCCTCGACAGCGGATCGGCGGTAGTTCGTCGCCGGCGTGCCGGGGTGCATGATGTCTTTCTGTAGCGGCTTGCCGTTGCGGGTGAGAATCTGGTGAGGCTTTGCGCCCGCGTTCACAAGATGCTCGTACAGGCTGGGCCGCACGCGAGACTGCACCGCCTTCCACTTGCCACGCTTGCGGGTCACGGTGTAGTGGTCGGACTTGGGGCCGAGAATGGCGTAGGGGTAGCCGGTCGCCTTCCCGTTGCGTTTGGGCGTCTTCACCACGTAGGTCAAAGCCCGCCGCAATGCTCGCGTGTCGCTGGGGACGCGGGCCTTCATCTCTTTCACAAGCACGCGGGCGGCTTTGGTAATCCCCCGCCGCATCGCCTTGTTGCGAAGTCGCTGGGGTAGGCGTTCCAACTTGCTTTCCAGTTCGTCGATGCCTTCCAGTTGCATGGAGATGCGACCGCCGCCAGCGGCTTTGGCTTTGAGGCGGATGTAGTCTTTGGCGTTCAAGCCTGCACCAACGGCGGGCCTTCGCCCCCTGAAATTGTGCCACCTGAACCCGTCACACCCGACACATCAGGCAGCGTTTCAGCCGGTGCATCGTCTTGGCGGAAGCACGACACAAGCACAAGATGGTTTCGATGCGTGTTACGGTCGATGCCTGCGACGTGGTAGATGTTGTCGCGATAGATGATGCGGCAGTTGCCCGGCTCCACCGACGCCAGCGGATAACGCATATAGAACGTGATAGCGAAGTTCGACACAATCCCCTCGGCTTGCACTGATTCGCTGCTGCTGTTTTGGACGACGCCAGCGAATCGCAGTGGGCTGGCAATGTCAACCCATGCGGTCGTGGTAGGTTCGCCAGCGTAGTTGACGCCCGTTGTCCGCGTCTGCACGCGCACGAGTTCACGCATCGCGCCGGGGTCGATCTGGTTTCGCCGTGGTACTGGAAACATGCTCGCTCCTAGAAAGCAGTCAGGCGGAAGGGATGAATCAGCCGGTGCAAGGCTTGGAAGTGGTCGTCGCCCATCGGTTCGTTTCGGTGGTCGTAGTACCAACCAACGTGTAGCAAAACCGCCTGGCGTAGTGGTTGGGGCACTGCCGCCGCAAGCCCGTAGCCAGCGACGTAGGTGATGCGGATAGCCCCCCGCGTCTCGAATCCGACACCCTGCCGCCTGCGGTCATCGCCGACCAACCCCAGCGAGAGTTTCGGCCATGCACCAGCCGAGAGCGAGGGCCATATCTTCGCGGGCGCGTCCTCGGTTGCCGCTTCCAGTTCATACTCGGAAGTCGCTAGAACCGTCCAAGTGCCAGCGTCGTTGCGGTATTCAACGACCGTATCGCTTGGCGTAGTTGAAACATTGCCACCCGGAAGCAAGATGGGCGCGTCATCATCGGGCCACTGCGGGATAAACGCCCGCCGCGTTTGCGTGATGAGTGCGCGATGCGTGTGAGTTTCCACCCAATCCCGCGCGGCTGCGATGAGGATGGTGATTGTCGAGTCGTCTGCGGTCGTGTCCTGACGAACCCACGCACGCGCCTCTGCCGTTGAAACAGGCTCGGTCGCAGGCGCAACCGTCACCTTGAACGGCGGAAACTCATCGGGGCGATAGGCGTTGATGTCCATGCGCAACACTACACAGACAAATGAAAAACGCCCGCCGCCAACACAGCGGACGGGCGTTGTTACGTGGCTGAATCTCTTACGGCGTGCCTTCGACGTAGCCGGGAGCGACTTGCGTGATGATGCGGTTGGTGCCGGTTTGCACGATGGGCATAGGGCCGCCAGCGCGGTACTGCACGGCATACATATCAGTCGTCGCCGTGGTAGCACCGGCGCGAATGACGTTGATGCGGACGTAACGCTCTTGCACCTTGGGGATGTTGATTTGCAGGAAGTCACCGTTGGCAACCGCGGTCGCGCGGCTGCCTGCGATGGTGGCTGCATCGCTCAAGTTCGACTGGTTGCCTTGTTCAACGCGAACGAAGTTACCAGCGTTGGCCGTGGTGATGCCGTTGCCAAAGAAGATGATGCCGTCATAGCCACCGTCAGCGGCCATGTCGAACGTCACACCGTCTTGCTGGCTGGTTGCCGTGGTCGTGCCGACGAGGGCGCGAGTCACTTTGATCTGGTCCGTGATGTTGCGGATAATCATTGTTTCTTTCCTTTGCCGCGTGTTTTCTTTGCGGCTTGTGGTTCGTGTTCTGCTTCCAGACGAATGGCCCGCATCTCTGGCGACTCTGGTTCTTCCGGCTCGATTTCGACGAACTCGGCGAACCCGTTTGCCACCAAAGCCGCCGCCTCAGTCTCGTTGAACTCTGCCTCATCGCCGCGAGTGAAACTGCGGGCGATGCTTCCAACCGGACTGAGAAAGCGAATGAGTGCCATGCGTCTATCCGTGTCGTCGATTCATAAAAGCCCGGCGCGAGTGACGACAACCCGCGCCGGGCCGAAAGGGGGCTTAGGCGTTGGCGAGCGACTTGATTGCGGCGGAGTTGATGACGCGGCCATCAAACCGGAAGAAGCCGACGAAGAAGGTGCTGTTGGTGAGCAGGCCAAGGTCGCTGCTGCGGCCAATGGCAATCTGACCGACGCGGCGAACCTTGTACTTGCTCAAATCGCCGAACAGGGCAATGCGGGTGCCGGTAGCAGCACCGAGGTTGCTCATGGCCTGATTGATGAAGTAGCGGTTGCCGAGAAGCAGGCCGGGCGCGCCATCGGCAAGGCTTGCCGACATAGCGGGCATCCACGCGGGGCGACCGTCAGCATCGACGATTGACCGAATCACGCGGAGCGTCACGTCGCTGAACATGAAGCCCGCGCTGCTGCTTGCGCGGTAGGCGGGATCAACGCTGTGCTGCAAGTTGAGAAGGTTGGCGTAGGTGATGGTCGTGCTGCTTGCGGTGCTGGAACCTGAAGCGGATGCACCAGTGACGATGCCTTGGGGGTCGTTGTTGCCGGTGCCGTTCGTCAGGCGGGCGTTCATGCGGCGGCCAGCACGCTCGGCGAGGAACTCGCTAAGCAGGCTTTCCATCGGGATGCCGGTATCTTGCAGGATGGTGTTCGACACTTGAACGTGGCCGGTCGTGCCGAGGTAGGCGCGAAGGACGTTTTGGCCGAACAGAGGATCAACCGAAGCAGCCGACACGTTTTCTTCGATTGCCGCGCCAGCGTTTGCGGTATCGTCAACGCTGGGCCAGAGGATGTCTTCGCCGCTCGTGGTCGTCAGCACATCGACGGGGGCTTGCAGCACGCCGGAGTAGTCCAGCATCGCACGTTCGATGTTCGCGTTGAACGAAACGGGCAAGGTGAAGCCACCGCTGCCACCGAGGTTGTTTGACAACGCACGGAGCGAGGCGGCGGGCTGTTGACCAGTGCGGAACCACTGCTCGAACGCTTCACGCTGCTCGGCATCGTTCGCGGTTTCCTTGCGGGTTTCGGTTGCCCACTGACCAGCCTTGCGGACGTTGGCCTGGTATTCGCGGATGTTGCGAACCTTGCCATCGCCAGCGGGGGCGTTGTCGGGGTTGACGTTCGCGGCTGCCTTCTCGAACCATGAGCTAGTCGCCTTGATTCGCTTGTCGGCATCGGCCATGCGAGCCTGCGCATCGGTCAGCGCGTCCGTTTCTTCCTTCGTCATGTCGCGGTTTTCGGCGGTAAAACGGGCGACAATCTGGTCGCCTTCGTCCTTCGCCTTGTTGAACTCGGCTTGGCTACGAGCAAGAACCGTGTTCAAATCAACATTGATGCTGGGCATCTGTTACTCCTGAGCCACACGGCTCGAAAACCACGTAACAGAGGAACCTACCCGGACGTATTCAGATTTCCCAAACGTCACTGCGACAATTTCCACGAGTTGATGAGCCACGCGGTACGGGCCGAGATACCCGGCTTTGCGGCGGGCTTGTCGAGTGCTTCCATCGCGGCGAGTTGGTCAGGCGTGAGCGAACGCGCCGCAAGTTCGGTTTGCGGATACGCGGGGAACGTCACGGGCGAAACTTCGATGAGGTCTGCCGCTTCGATGGTGGTGCGGATGATTGCTTTGCCGCCATTCGCCGCTTCTTCCCGCTGCTCGGATTGCTTGCGGATGTAGAAGCCGAACGACATGCCGGTGAGGTCGCCACGCTTGACGCTGGCGAGCGTGTCGCGTCCGACTTGGGTATCGGGCAGGTGGATAGCCACCCGCAAGCCCTTGTCGTCTTCGCTCAATTCGAGGGTGTTGGAGGACCGACGACCAAGCAGGTTGCCGCTGTCATGGTTGAACAAGGCGCGAATGTCATCGTTACGGGCGAGGCTGTCTTTGAACGCGGATGGTGCGATGCGTTCGTAGAAGACGACGTTTCGCCCCTCGAAAAGTTTGGTTTCTTGATTGAACACGGCGGCGTAACCGTCGAGGGTGCCGATTGAGTTGGGGGCGGCGTCACCTACGCGAACAGTGAGGCCGTGAGCAAACGCGCGGTTGAGTTGCTTTTCCATGAAGCAACCTACCCGGCTGTGTTCGTTTTTCTCAGTGCCGGTCCAACTTGCGGAGATGTTCGCCGCAAGTGATTGCGATTGATTCGATGATTGCCAGCACGTCAGGCTCGCCGGTGTATATCCGCTTCGTAAAGCCTTCCGGTCTATTCGGGTGGTCAACGCTTATCCGCACCTTGATTCGGCGACGGGATGCCGCACCAACCGGGATGCAGACGAAGACACTTAGGCCGGTTTGCTCCTGCGCACGGTCGATTGCCGCGTCGATTGCTTCGATGAAAGTCAGTTGGTCATCTTTCATGGCTAGTTCCCGCTGTAGAAAGGGCAATCGGCTAGCAGGTCGTCACAGTCTGGGGATACGAGGTCGTCAGGGAAAACCGGCTCTAGCGAAGGCCACGCCATGATGTTCCCCCTTATCTTGCCCGTTGCACCTCGAATTGCATCCCGTCGCGACGATGCCAGAACAACCGCAGCCAGTACGCCCCTAGCGGCTTTGGTGGTTTCCCTGTTTCAATGTGCCAGCCGCCTTCGCCCTTGCCGTACTCGTCTTTGTATGTGGGGAGTTTCACTTGCACGGTGGTTTTGCGGTTCTGCTTGCCGCAGTCGGAAAGGTTGATTGCCACGCGCTCGAGCATCCACGAGTCATGCGTGTGCCCGCTCACGGTAATATCCGCACCATGCACGTAAGCCATCTGCCTTTGGCCCTGAATGGTGTCCTGAGTGACAGGCCCGCCGCCGCCGTAGCCGTGGGTGTACCAAAGTTTCAGGCTGCTTCGTTGCTCGCCACACGAACCCATGAAGCGAATCCAGCCCGTGTAGGCCGTGCGGACCACCTGCGAATCACACTCGCGCCGGAGCCTATCGACGAACAAAGAAGTGATATCCCAGCCGTACTTCTTCGTGACGCTGCTTTCGTGGTTGCCGATGCCGACGCCGATCATGTTCTTTGCATACGGCGCGTGAAACGCTACGGCATCTTCAAGCACCCGGTTGAAGTAGTCGCTCTGCTTGTGGGCGTCGCGAAGTGCGGACAGGCACGAACGCTTGTCGCCCGGACCCTGCATCACGCAGAAAGTGTCGCCGAACTTGATAATCCCCGCGTTTCGTGCAATCGCTTCGTCCAGGTGGCGTTTGTACAACTCGCGGTCGCAGTGTTCATTGTCAAAGTGTTCATCGGATTGGAGCAAGTACCAATGCTCATCCGCCATCGTCGGCCACTTCATGCGGACGGTCAGCACGTTTTCTTCGTTGTCATACGCGGATGCGAAGCCCATCGGCTTCACGGTGGGCTTCGTCTTGCTCATGTTGTCCCTTCGTTGGTGTCGTCGTCGCTGCTGTCATCGCCGCTTGCGTCGGCGGGAGGATTGGGTGGCGGTGTCGGTGCAACTTCCTTCGCTACCAGTTTGCGGGCTTCGTCGGGCGTGAGTGCCGGGCCTTGATTCAACGGGCGGTAGTACGTCTTGCCGCTTCCGTCGTCGGGGCGGTTCATATCTTCGCGGTCGCAGATTCCGTCAGCGTTCACCACGCCCATCTGGAAGGCGAGCATGTACGCTTCGTAACGCGACTTCATATCAACCGAGAGAATCGCTTGCGTGATGTGGCCGATGTACATGCCGCTCGCACGTTCTTCCTCGGTGAGAAGTTTGTACGTCATCTCCTGCGCGTCGTTTTCGAGGTCCGGTGCGAGCGAGTGGTTCAGGAAGTCCAGTGATTGGTGTTCAATGTTGTTGTTCGTCGCCTTGTCGAGCGATTGAATCAAGTGCAACGGCACGCCGAAGAATCGGGCAATGTCCTCAATCCGCATCTTGCTCGCTTCAATCCACTGAGCATCGGCGAGCGTCATCACGGTGGGGGCATGCTCAAACTTCAAGCCTTCTTCGAGAACCACCGTCTTACCCGCAAAGTCGGCTCGGCCATACTTCGCGTTGAAAGACTCCTGAATCCGCTTGTGTGCTTCCGGTGTAAGTTTGTTGGGGTGAAGCAGGAACCCGCCAGCCTTCAAACCCTGAGATGAGAACGTGGTGAGCGTGCTTTCGGCGGCAAGGTGCTGCTGGATAACGCTTTTCATGTGTTGAACCGCACTCAGGCAGTTCACACCGTCAAACGACAAGCCCTGAAAGTCCAGCACATCCGACGCCGAGTAAATTTCGTATCGCCCGTCGCCGGTTTTCGGCGACATGAGCCGCCAACCGTTGCCGGACATGTTCAGTTCGCCTTCGCCGTCCTGAGCCACGGCGTAGATGACTTGCTGGATGTTGTTTTCTTCATGCACCACAACCCGCACGCGAGAGCCATGCACCGGCCACAAGGCAACCGGCACACCGTCAGCGTTGCGTTCGATGATGCACAACCCGCGCCCAAAGCCCAACCGGTTCAACTTGACGACGCGGCGGAGTTGAAACGGGGTCATCCAAGGATTCGGGCGGTCCTTGACCAGCCGGTAAACAGGATGGTCGTCAGCACGTTCGCGGCCCCTATCAGTCTTCCGAAACACCACGGCGGGTACGCGGGCGTGTGCGTTCGATAGAACCTGCATACAGCCCCACACTGCCGACGTTTTCATGGCCGATTCGGTGGTCACGGCGGGCAGGGCCGAATTGATAGGCTGTCCCGTCAGTGCTTCGTAAACGGACGACCACGACAGGGGGGCGGCGCGTTCACTGATACCGACAGCCGATAGCATTCGCGAGATAAGGCTCATGCACCATGCAATGCAGGCGGATGGGAATTTCCCGGAATGAAAAACCCCGCCGATGCGGGGCTATGGCTTTCGACGGATAACGATCCACTCCAGCGATTCCGTTTGCCTAATGCTTACGTCCAGCAAAATGCGGTCGCGGGTCCGATACTTGGAGAGTGAGTAACGAAACTTCCAAAATGCTGTATCGGGCAACTTGAACCACTCGCCGGGTGCAAGCCTCAAAGCGCAGCACACATATGGGCAACGGGGACGCGGC